TGTTGAAGTTGATGTGACTGCAGTTGGTTCTAGCACCGCTGGTGCAAACCTTGTAGTAACACTGGTTGTAGACCAGAGCGCAGACCAGACTGGCCAGAACGAGTACGACATTGCTGTACTTCGTGGCGACCATGCAGGTGGCGTACAAGCCTAATTAAATCCTCCTCGGGTTCAAAAGCCGCTGCCGATTAATTTCGGTGGCGGCTTTTGTGTTTGTGGGATAATGGTTGTATGAAAAAAGAATTGCTAGTCAATGTCTCACTTAGAATTCTTGCTACTTTCGCCGCATCTGGTCTTGGCGTTATCGGTGCAGGAACTATCGCTGGTGTTCCAGTACTGAAGGCTGTCTTCATGGCTGGAATTGGAGGGGTTGCGGTAGTGATTGAAGGCCTCTCGCGCGCATTCCTTGAAGATGGAAAACTTTCCACTTCAGAAATCAACGATGTATTCAATAAGGTTGACAGGAAGCCGTCAAAAGAAAAGGCGACTGATGTTCGGTAGCCACGAAAAGTCTGAGTGCCAATGTGTACATTGCAGTTGTGAAACTTGGTGCGTGGGCGATTGTCCTTGCGCCGAATTAATGGGTGCCAGTGCATGCACAAGTCAACACGATTAATCAAACTTCTTCCAATCATGCTGATTGCAATTTCAGCCTGTGGTTATGACGGAAAGTATCGTTACTCATGCCAAGACCCAGAAAATTGGGGAACAAAGGAATGTGAGCCACCAATATGCGAAGTAGATGGAAACTGCACAAAAACGCTGCTTGGTTGGGACCCAACAGAAACAACCGTAGAAACGGTTCCAGTAGAGGAGACAGTGGCGCCATGAAAAACAGACTTACACCAGCAGAACTTGATGCTCGTCTCAAGTTTGTTGTTGGGTGCGTACTCGCTGGAGTTTTGTGTATAACAACAGTTGGCGTCCTCTACGCTCTCGTATTCGTCACACAACCAATAGGTGCTCAAGCAGAAAACGACAAGATGTTCTTTAGCGTCCTTTCTTCCGTTGCAACCTTCATTACTGGTACGCTTGCTGGTCTTATGATTTCAACTGGAAGAAACTCAGACGAGGATAAAGATGGAAACGGAATTCCCGACCATCTTGAAGGGAAATAATGACAACCTGGGGTGAATACACTGGCAAGGTTCTTGGTTTTCGTTTTGAAACAAAGGCTGACGAAGAGGGCGGTTCATGCCCCAAGGCAACTCAGGATATTGCAGTCAATCTTCGCAATCGTGGCAAAGCAATCAAGACAGCAATGTATGGTCCACTCAATCCAGCCGAACCAAATGCCGACTACTGGCAGAAACTCGCAGATGAGTGGGATGTTGATGTAGCAAGTGCCAAAAAACAGCGTTGTGGAAATTGTTCGGTATTCATTCAAACCCCCAAAATGAAATCCTGCATTAACGATGGTGTTACTGGTGGCGAAAGACAGGATGAATGGGAAGCAATTGATGCTGCTGGTCAACTTGGATATTGTGAGGCATTTGACTTTAAGTGTGCTTCAAAAAGAACATGCCGAGCATGGGTTGCTGGTGGACCAATTACAAAGGAAAAATAATGAGAGTCTGGATTGACCAAGACCTATGCACTGGAGATGGACTATGCGCAGAGATAGCCCCAGATGTTTTTCATATGATGCCAGACGGTCTTGCGTATGTAAAAGAAGGGGACAAGATTTATGCGGCCGCTGTGGGGAACCCAGAAGGAGCGGCTGGAATGGCTTCCTTCGCAGACGACAGGCTTGAAGATGTTATTGAGTCAGCCGAAGAATGCCCTGGCGAATGTATTTTTATTGAACAATGAAGGACTAGCGCGCAGAATACTTCTTCTCAAACTCGCTCCACTCCATGGCGGCGTGCTTGTTCCCGTAGTTGTCGTAGTCGTCAATTGACGACACAACAAGAAGATGAAGAGAGATAATTGCGACAAATGAGAAAAGAACAAAAATAAGCATGGCATGAATTATGCCAGCAATCTTTTACAGAGATACAAACTCATTGAAGTATCTCTAAATTAGATGGAGACAATCTCTATAGCGGATACCAGTCCTCAAGAAGGTCTATCGGTATGCCGTTCTTATAACACAAGTCCGCATACGCATGGTCTGGACTTATCCCAAGACCAACCGTCTTCTTGTACTCGTCAGTAAACAGGTCAACCGCATCGCAGTCGTCGCCATAGAAGTAATCATTCATTGCTTCTGTGAATTCGTCGCATTCAGGGAATGCAATCCACCCTGCGCCCTCGTATATGCCCCCATACCGCGCTTGTCGTATTACGACTGGATATAGGTCAATAAGTTTTTTCGTCATGCGACTACTTTATCGGGCATGCTCCAGTTGCACAATCGTCCATCTCAATCAAGCCGTCAAATGAGCGCTGTACAAGTGGAATTGATGTGTCAATCTTTGCAATTGCCTTACGGTATTCCGCCTCTGTGATTTCCTCGTATGGAGGAAGCACGAAGTTGTGGTCGCTATGCAATAGGAACGACACGGACTTGACGCTCTTGTCGTAGTTCTTTGAAAGCCAATCTTGAATCGCTGGAAGTTCTTCCTTGCGGTAGTAGACAGTGACCGAAACGGCGTTATCTGCCCATTCGGTTTGCATCTTCTTCACCCACTCAAGTTGCTCAATGGCGGTCATGCTGGCTGCAAGGACTGAGCCCTCTGGCGACTCACATGGGAAGTCAACGACATAGCGCGTGTGGTCCTCTCTGCCGTCAAGGCCCATATCCCACTGAACTTTGTACCCACGCTTGCGACAAGCGTCTACAAGCGGGTCAGACGAGCCAAAGCGAACTCGGCGAGTATAGAAGCGAGCGTACGCTGGGTGGATTCCTGGTGTCACTCCTGGGAGTAGCGACAATGTTCCAGATGGCTGAACCGTTGTTAAGCGGACAGATACTGGAATGCTGTTCGCAGCAGAGAAGTTTTTGTCAAACTCTTTTAGCGCGACATATCCAGGGCTGAGCCATTCAAGTTTCTGTGGGTCACACTGCAGGATTCCAGTTACAGACTGTCCAAGGCGAGCATTCTTGTGCACAATTGAAGTCGTCTTTTCGTATGGATATTCCATGCGGGTGATTTGCTTTTGGACCTTGTAGAGAAGTGTTGAGATTTCAACAAACTGCTCGTAAGACTCAATGTTTGGCAAAAACAGTGTTGCCAAGTTGCACGACTCTCCATCAGCAAGAGCGATTTCTGCACACGGATTGAATCCCTCAATAGAGTTGTCAACATTCACTTCTCCAGCGCGTCCATAACGACGAGCGAGGCGACGATTCAGTAAGCCGTAAGGCTCACCAGTTCCGTCGTAGCCCTTCCAGAGTTCTGGTTGAATCTCTTCGTAGTAGTCGGCATAGATGCTGTTGTTGGAGTTCGCTCGCCATGCTGGAACATTTCCAGAACCCCAGTTCTTTGCGCGAAGGAAAAGAACATCATCTGGGTCGCCCATTGCGATTTGCGCAGAACGACGCGAAGAACCAGATACGACGATTCGGCCGATGATGTTGCAAATATCAAGAACATCAATTGAGCGCAGTTTCTTTCCAACGCGATTATCCATCACTCCGCAAATATCTTTAATTCCGTCAATCAATGCACCAGGGCCAGAAGCCGTACCACCGAATGTATTCAATGGTGCACCGTATTCGCGAATCAAAATTGTTGAGTAGGAGAAAGATTTCCCAGTATGGAAGTACGACTTCAGTACGGCATGCAGCAGGCGCTTCCATCCCTGTCGCGAATCTGGAACAATTATGTCGGCATCATTTGAACGCTCGTGGGTAATTGTCACTCCAGTTTTAACCTTTGGCAAATCATGGATTTTTGAACGCTCTACCGAGAAACCAACTCCACCGCCGAGCATCAGGTACTCAAACAGGAGTTCAAAGTCTTCAATCTTTTCAATGTTCGTGAAGTAGCAGTTGTTTAGGGAAGTTCCGTTGAGTTTCTTTACAAGCGGAGTTCCAAGTTGCCAGAGTGAGCGACCAGAAAAAGATGCCCGCAAGTTAAAGCAATGGTCAAATAGTTTTTGTGCTTCTTCATCGGTTAACTGAGCGCCAATTTCAATTGCGCCATTGATTACGCGCTGCAGGGTTTCATGCCAAAGTTCGGTGTCTCCGTTTTCCTTTTTGCGACTGTAGGTACGCAGGAAAACAATCTCGCCAAGGCCGTTAAAGCCCCATGGGGCTGATTTTAGGGAATACGAATCTACAAATGACTGGTCAAGCATGATAGGCCCTTATCTAATAGCGAGTGGTTAACGAGTTTACACTACCCGAAAATACTGAAAGGGTCTAAATTAATCCTAATTTTTCCGCTTCGGCGATTGGAATCTGTTTTCCTTTTGGATACACAAGAATTTTTGTCTTTGTGAAAGGTGTCAACATTATTTCTTCCCAAATATCTTCTTCAACTAAAACCGTTTGATTTAATTTCATTGATTCAATTTGATTGAAGCCTGCAATATGCTCTGGCTTCTTTGATTCACCAACGCAATCACCAGTTGGGTGCCCGCACACTGGGCATGGTTGCCTGTCGGCTCTTGAGAGTGGTATGTTCCCACCGACAAATGACTGCGAAAAACTATCCTGTCGGTAAAAGGTCATGTCAATAGTATACGCCCTCGTATCGGCTCACTCTTATAAGGTGTGGAAACCGTAGGGGTACACGGTGGTTCAATTCCACCCGAGGGCACTAAAACTCTTGGATGTGGAATCCAGTGCTTAATAAAAGTTCCACCATCTCTTCGTCAAGATTATCCACAGGTTCTCCACAGGGGTACTTCAAAACTGTGTACAACATTTTTGGGTAAGAATATGCAGACACGACCTCAGCGGCATTTTGCGAGAATGACCTTAAATTACCCCAAATTACTTCGCGCCCAATTTTGTACTCATAGGGCATTGCAAACAGGTAGATGTCTGGAGTGTCCGAGCCAGGGCGCATCTCGCAATGCATTATCGTTAGGCACTCGTGTACATCTGGGTCGTTTTCAACAAATGCTTCTGGCAGCGGCTTTTCGTGTTTTTCGTTTGACACATAACCCTCAGCAATAAATGTCACCGCATCCATGCCCAGTTTTAAGCGGAACATTTTGACTAAATCAACGCACCTTAGGAATCTTTCCCCAGGCACTTCTTTCATGTACTGAGTGTCCAACTGGGCGCATATTTTTGGGACAGAATCGCGCCAGGCAAAGAAGTTGAAAGCCAGTTCCTCGCCAATTCCGTCTTCTTTGACGATTTGCCCCTTGGCGACCTGGGTCGCCGTAAGTGTCAATGCAATTTTTGAAAAACTATCTTCGTATAAATCCACCAACGAACACTAGCAATAGTTTCACCGCTGGTGGCGGATAATAGGCTAGGGTTCATAGTTATGGCAACTAAAAAGAAAACAGCAAAAAAGGCAGTTAAGAAGGCTCCAGCAAAAAAGGCTGCGCCAAAGAAAAAGGCTGCTCCACAAAAAGTGAAAGCAGAAGTGACCATTGAAGTTCCACAAGCAATTGAGGAAGTTCGTGAGAAACTTACCAACCAAATCAACGAGGCAATTGCAATTGCCGAACGCAAGGGCATCCTCAAGCGTCTTCGGAGTTGGTTGTCCAAGTAACCATGAGCAAGAACCGCCAATCAAAGACTTTTAGGTCGCGCATGGCGGGCATTCTTGGTATTTCCCCAACTCAAATCTCAGAGGACGACGCGAAAAAGGCTCGTAGGGCCTTTTCCCTGCATCGTGATGAGGTAAAGATTGCTCCACCAGACTTCATGAAGCCAGAATAGGGAATAAACCCCCGTTTCAGGGTTGTCATTTTTCATTTTTGCCTGTAGACAGTAACTAGTACTATCACTAGTTAACGAGGTAAAAAATGGCAAGAGTCCATGGCAACAAATCAATCATGAAGTTTGTAAGAGAAATTGAAAAAATTGGGTTCACGGTTATAAACAAGAACAACAAGTTCAAAATGTACCCTCCCGCACACTTGGGGACCAGGGTTTACACGACTCATGGAACGCCCATGTCAATCAAGCCGCTATGTGCAGATTTTGAGAAGATTTACGGCGTTGTTCTTGACGCAAAAAACTTCTTGTAAGAAAAAGCGGTGTTATTCCCCTGTGGGGAATGCCAAATTGATTGAAGACACATCAACAAACCATATTGTTTTGCCAAATCTGTCTTTTTTACTCTTAATTTCGCCGTTTGGGTAGTTGTTTTTAACCCATTCCGAAATTTCTTCATCGGACATGCCTAATGTTTTGTCAATAAAGCGATTCCATATTGAACTAGCGACTTTATGACGCGCCAATCCGCTCATCTCGCCTCTTCTTCTTCCATTGGACTGCCGTTAATTAGTTCTTCAACAATCAACTTCGCGTAACGACGACGCAATTTCCAGATTTTTCCGTTCAACTCAAGCATTGCTTGCGTATTGCGAGCCTTCTCTGTGATTTTTGAGTCGTAAAACCCGTACTTTGCAAACATGATTTCATCTAAATCGGAATTTTCAATCAAAATGTCCGAAATCCAATGTGCTCTGTCATCAATTGCCATCATCAGGTTGCAAAGACCCTCATACCCAAAGTCGTTATAGACCTTGTTGACGACCATGCCGCAGTAATTAGAGCGAAACATTTCGTCTGACTTGCGCGCACTGGCAATGAAGTCACTGAGAAACGCCAAAAACTCGTCTCTGCTTGGAATTTCTTCCCCGTCATTAAAATCTGACATAGATATCCAATCTCGTTTGACAAAAATATTTGCGCGACATGAACATTATCGCATTACGCAATGTCAAACTAGCGAAAGAATAAATTTTTCAGATTGAACCTTGGTCTTTGAAACCCACGAGTACATGTTCATTGACGCATTTGCGCGGTCAAGCATGTCTGCATCGCGATAGTGGTCAAGATACTCGCCAATTGCATTAAGCATTGACCAGCCGTTTTCGCCGTACCCACCAGCATTGTTTGAGTTCTTGTAGATGTCTCTAACGATTGCCCAAACTTGCTCGCGATTCTCCTCTTGGCGCTGTGTTTCTTGCGTCTTTTTTGGGAAAGCAGTAGAAATGACTTTGTCAATTTTTACTGGATTCATTGGGATTGCGAGCAGTTTTTCTGCTGTGCGACTAAATTCTGCAGCCCACTCCGTAGACATGCGCAGAACCGTCTGTGCTTCTTCCATTGCAGAGTCGGCGTTACGGGTGTGGCGCGCCGTAAACACGCTCCTAGCGGCGTCTAAGCCTGCGATAACGGTGTTCTTGCATACAGCGCGAATTGAGGTGTTTGCAAAGGTGATTGGGGTCTTTCCGTTGTGCCCGTTGCGGACGAGAAGGAAGCGCTCAATCTGGTCATTGACTCCAGTCGGGTCAATAATCAGCCCACCCAAGTCAATACAGGCGAAGAATTCACGACCGCCGTCAAGGACTCCAACGGTGTCAACTACAGCGTCCCCTTTTGAAGCGCCAACCACATCCAGCGCACGGTCTAGGACCTCGCGATTTTGCTGAACAACAAAACGAGTGCCCACCGTTGACAGGCCATCAAATGTTCCGTTCGGATTAACTCGCACGGTGGCTCTAGAGTCGTCAATAATGACTGGGGTTCCGTCTGGGTTGCGCAACATATTGCCTTCTGCGTCAATTGCGGCCACGCTCGCAAGAACCACATCAAAGTCAGCCTGAGCCGCTACGAGCATCTGCTCTGCCGTGAGTGCGTCTTTGTCCATTGGCTTGCCTAGTCGGTGCCATGGGATTTCCCTATTTGAATACGCCATCTTGGCGCGTCCGTCTTTTCCGATTTCTATGTTATGTGCCATGCAGACATACTATCGGATAAATCTAGCGAAAGGCGGACTACATCATTTAGGGTTTTGGTAGTGCAATTATTGCGCTAGGGTGGGAATATGACCAATATCTATGAACTAATAGACGAATCTATTCAAAACTTGCTTTCTAGGTCTATTGCGGGTAAAAGAAACTTCATCAAAATCACCGAAGTCGTTGATTTACTGTTGCAAATTGAAGCACTAATACCTGAAATCATCATTGATGGAGACGAATTTGTCAAGTACTTTAAGGGAAATCCGCAGAAGTTGTAATCAGCCTGTAATTATTTGATAGACTAGATGTACTTGCGATAAAGATACATAGCGCGGTAATTACTAGGACGCCGCAGACATATCCACCGATAGCAGGAGAGAAAATTGAAAACAATTACTGGATGGGGAATTTCTTTACTTTTTTTCACCCTTGGCGTAGCAATACCAGCCGAGGCGGCATCAGTGCCGACAGTTGATTCATGGAGAGAACCCTCCCAATCAGCACAATTGTTACAAAAGCAAGACGAAAGACGAACCCAATCCCAGCAGGCAATCGTGTTTGCTCATGGGGACATTTCATGGCTTCCTCAACTGGCCGCTCAGGCTGGTTGGCCCAAGAAGACTTGGAAAAAGTTGGGACAAATCATTCTTCGCGAGTCGGGTGGTTGCCCGAATCGCATTGGTAGTTCCATTGTTGACGAAAACTGCAACATAACTGGCTACACCAAAGCAACGAATAAGTCGGACTCTGGTTTGCTCCAAATTAACGGCGTGAACTGGGATATAAGCCGAAACAAAAACGCCATTGCGTGCGTCCAGTTCGGCTTTTGCAAGCAAAAAGACCTACTTGACCCTGTCAACAACTTGATAGTTGGACGAGAACTGTTCAGGCTCGCTGGCTGGGACCCATGGGACCCGTGCGCATGGGGTCCTGAATATGCACATAGATGCAAATAACTAGGTAGGCTCCAGCCATGAATATTCGTGGCGAAATCCTGGTTGATACAGCAAAAATCATTGACGGTGAGCGCAATAGTTCGTACGGCGAACCATTTGACGACTTCACAACAACTGCAGAGTTCTGGCAGACATACCTTGAACGCACCATTCATAGGCGCGGGAAGTTGGTTGTTAAGCCTCACGATGTGGCGGCGATGATGAACCTGCTGAAGACTGCCCGCCTCACATGGACTCCAGAAAATGAGGACCATTGGAAAGATGCAATTGGCTACTCTGCATGCGGCTGGGAGTGCGTAACAAAAGAAGCCGATGAAAAGTGAGTGGTTATAACCCTGGCTTTGATATCAGCCCCAATTTTGATGCTGACCTTGCGTTTGGTCAACAAGGTGAAGAGTCGGTAAAGAAGTTTTTCCAGAGTCTGATATCAGGTTCAAGCGAAGTAAAGACCGATAGATATCGCAATGGCAGAATGGTGGTAGAAACAGACCAAAACCCGTATAACAGAGGGTGGAAAAAGTCTGGAATCAATGTAACCACGGCGCAATGGTGGGTCTACATCTACTCGCTTGGCGAAGCGTTTGTGATTGTTTCGGTTGAGCGGTTAAAGCGGTACTTACGCGCTAATCCAGGCCGTTTTAACGAGGAAACAAAGGGTGATTTTGCTCGTAACTCAGACAATCCAACACGAGGTTTCCTGCTTGAACCAGACGAAGTGATGGACATGCTATACAACAACAGGTACGACTGAAAATATGGCTTTTGATTATGTGAATTCCTTCTATGAAGGTGGAACTTGGGCTAAAAAAGTAGCGCGCCGACTGAATGACAACGGTGTTCGCTGCCGCGCAACTGAAGTGCAAATTGCCAAGAGCAATGAAGAGCGCGAATTTATGACTAAGTACGAAAAAGACATTGTTTTTGACTGGTCCGAAAACTGTCTTGAAGTCAAATCATCAACCAGGGACTTCACTGACGATGTTCTTTCTTACCCATTCAATTCTCTTTTTGTTGATACCGTGTCTGGCTACGATGCAAAGGTCAAGAAACCAGCAGCATATGTTTTGATTTCACAAATATCTCACGGCATAGTTTGTATCTCCCCAAAGACATATGACAGGTGGAGAAAAGTCAGCGCATTTGACAAAAAACGAGAAATAAACGAGTGGTTTTATAGCGCCCCAAAAGATATTCTTATCCCATTCAGCACTCTTGTTGAGTTTTTAAATAAGAAGCAAGATGATGGGTGGTGGGAGTAAAAATGTACGAAGCAGAAACAGAAAAGTGTGGAGTTTCCTGGTGTGATGTTTACGACATGACGCCATGGAAGGCTCAATGTTCCTACGAAGGAACTGGTAAGTGCGGTGCACAAGCAGAATACGAAACGAGGGAAATGATGGATAAATCAAAAGTAGCAAAAATGGATATGGAAACATTCCGCCAACTGAAAGACGCAGAGAACGAGCGCGACAAGTGGAAAGAAATCGCCACCAAACTGACAAACAATGAAGTTGAAGGCTGGGAATCTGAATCAGAAATCATGGCAAAGAAAGCGCTCAGTCTTGAATTTGAACGCGACCGCTGGAAAGCAATCGCTGGCCAAGCGCGAGAAGAGACGGAAAAGTGGTGCAATCTTGCTGGAGTCATGCATCAGTACTTGGTTGAAGGCAATCCACACGATGCGATGGAGGTTTACGAACAGGCGGCTCAGAAATGAGCGAGAATTTCGCAAAAGAATCATTTGACAGATTGAAGAGTTACTCTGATGACCTATCAGAGCGACTTCGGTTACGAGATGAATGGAAGTTGCGTCACCCCGACCATGATTCCAAGCAGTACAGGCAAGACCAGCGAACCTGGTGCGACGATAACGAAACAGAAGGCAACCCTGAAAAAGAATATAATTTTCAGAGTACTTTTGACCCAAATGATTATGAGCCCGATGTGTACGACACCCTTTCTGCTCAACGCTTCAATGATTTAATGCTTGTTGCACTTAAGGCATACGAAAAGGCGACAATCAATGACTGAAATCACTTATGAAGATTTTTTGGACAGAGTCAAAAATCCTGTCAGTAAATGCCTCATGCACGATGATGCGACAAATGCGGCGAATTTGATTGAATTATGGCGAAAAACGGCAGTTAAAATGAGTTACTGGGCAGAATTCAAGGATTTTGATGCAATGCGCCACGAATACGAACATGCGTATATGCTTGAAAAGGCAATTATCAACAAACTCAGTACACAGCAAGCCAGATAAATCTAACCGACTACAGGAGCCGTTATGAAAGTTATAGACACCCACGAAGTATCCATAGATATCTTTGGTGATGGCAAGGATATTTGGTCTGCTCGGTGGGCTGGCGGCACAGATGTTGACATCTACAGAGGTGATGCGATTAATAACCGCATGGTTGCTCAGCATGTACTACGCTTGCAGTTCCCAGGAACCGACCTCAAAGAGTTTGTTTATTGGGCGGAATCAACCCTGAATGACTGCATCAAGAAAGCCGAAAATCCATATGGCAAAGAAGAAGTACTCTCATAACCATTTGATGATTAATGCCGAGACAGCATTTCCTATCACCAGTAAGTGGCAACTGCGCAAGTTCCTCAAGGGTATTGCCGAAACCATCGGCGTTCACCGTGTCGGCGGTACGCGCGTGCGCTACAGCAAGCGCGCGGGCGCGCGAGGGCTCATCGGCTCGCTCATGCTGGATACCTCGCACATCTCCATCCATATCTTTGACGAACCAGTCCCAGCACATGTACGGATAGATGTTTATACATCTAATAGCATGGATGTTGAGTTGACCATACTCAAGATTGTCAATGACTTGAATATTGACGACATTCAATGGCTCCACTACAACCGAACAAGCGGATTCAATTTGCGAGCAGAAGGAAGCATGCTCGCAGATGTGTTTGAATCTTAGATAAATCTAACGGGAACACAAAGATGAGTCTTATTTTATTCAGGGGTCTAGACATCGGCGTCATTCCTCCTACCCCTGCGTCCCCTTACGGCATACCAGACATGCAAGCAACTCAAGTGCTGCTCAAATATGCTCGCGACTTTGGGTATCCAATCGGATACATCCAAGAGCAAAAGGGTGCTTTGATTCAGAACCTGCTGCCAGTCAAAAAGAATGAGACCGAGCAAATCAGTTCATCATCTAAGGCTGAACTGGCTCTGCATACAGAGACGGCATTCCACCCGTACAAGCCCTCATACCTTCTCCTGCTGTGTTTGAGAGGTGACAGCGCGGCGCATACTACATATGCATCTCTTAACGAAATCATGGGAAAACTATCCCCTGAAACTATAGAGATACTAAAACAGCCATGGTTTGAAACAGGCATAGACCCATCATTTAAAGAAAATGGTGCAACAGATGCAAAGTTCACTATGTCAGTACTGCAAGACAATGGCAAAGGCTTGGAACTCGTATACGACGATACGGTCATGTCGGGGAAAAATGAAGAAGCGAGCCATGCCCTAGAACTACTGCGAGAAGCGGTCAACAACTCTATTGAATCCATTGTGCTTGAGTACGGGGACCTGCTGGTGCTCAACAACCGAATCAGAGTGCATGGCAGACGACCCTTTGCAGCCAGATACGACGGAACCGACCGATGGATACAACGCGCACTAGTGGTGGACTATCCGATACCTGCGGACCAAATAGAGGGCCATATCATCACCACCGTGCTTTAGGGTTGGATAAATCTATTCAGAAAATGGGGCACCAAATTTGTGTCATATGCGCCCCCACACAGCCAGCACATCTCTGGAAAGTTGACGGGGCTTCTGCCCTGCTCTCGGGGTCGGCTAGGGGTGGTAGTGAACACGGTTATCCACAGGCGAACGCTTGTTCGTATGGTTATCCACAGCCTTGTGTGTATAGTGTGTGTATCGTGCCTAGTTATCCACAGCCGAACGCTTGTTCGCACCGAATTGTAAGGTCAGACTAACGCTTGTAAGGCACGCCTAACACAGCGTAGATATATCACAGAAATCGCATAGAAAAGTTACACAAATGTCACACAAATAAGCGTCTAAATACTTGACACATACACGCCTAGACGATAGTGTTACCACCTATAAGGAACAACCACAAGGAGAACCACAGTGTCACAGTCCATTACCTCAATGCTTAGCCAGATGAAAAAAGATGAACTAGTACAGCACGCAACGAACCTAACGGTTTCTTACAACGAACTACGCAACGAACACGCTTACCTTGCTAGGCGAGTTGAGTTCTTAGAGAACGAACTAGCAAGAGCAACCGCATAGCGATACCACATAGGCAGTGTGTATGACCCCACGATACACACTGCCTAGTAGGTACACGCCTAGTAGGTACACACACCATAGGCATAGGCACACAACATAGTGTCTTAGTATGTCGCACGCTTATTGTTTCACTAGCGTCGCAAGCGTCACGGGTAGTCTTACGGGTAACTCATAGTGTGTAATAGCGCAGTATCCCTATGAGATAATCTAGTTACCACCGATAATCCGTTCAGCCGTTAGGGATATATGACGCAGTTTGAGTTTGACGCTAAGGCAGGTAATCGTGCGCTAAGGAAACTTGGCGGTTCTATTGGTCGTGGTGGTGGTCGTGGTGGTCGTGGCACGCTAGGCGGTATGAACGAACGCTTTGACCCTAACGCAGAGGACGGAGATGGCGACGGTTTCGTACAAGACAGTACGCCCTTTGAGCGCCCTGCCACACCTAGCGCACCTAAGTTGCCTACTACTACGCCTACAGCGAGTAGCGACGAAGGCGTCACGGGTAGCCCTAGCGGACTTGTAAGCAGAAGGGCAATCAGTAAGACTAAGGCTAAGGTACGCAAGCGTAAAGGTGACAAGCCGATAGGACACCCTAAGTGGCTACACGGTAGAACGCCAGAGGAAATAGCACGCTTAGTAGTGCCGTCAAGTATGGACGAAGCAAGAGACGCTTACATATTGTTCGCAGCAGGACAGCGTTCAGCATACGCAAGTGACGACGCATACGAAGCCGCTAAAGAGTTGGCTGATAGCCAGTTTCGGGATATGGAAATGATGGACTTCCTGAACAAGCGCAAGTTAGAACGAGGCGAAATAACTCAGGCGCAATATATTGAGCCAGACTTTGAGCCAGAAACTATCGCACGGGTTAGAGCGTTGGTACAGAAGTCGTTAGAGACAAGCCCACTTCATTACTGGGTCGTTCAGAACTTTGGTCACCCGCAAGTAGTAATGAATAAGTACGGTCACAACACCACCGACAACTGGATGTTTTACTCAACGCACCAGAACATTATCACTATGACGCCAGAGAGTTTAGACAGGGCAGGCGACAATGGTTTCGCAGAGTTTTACACGATAGAAGGTATTTACGGCAGAAGTCACGCAGACCCAACTAATGAGGGAAGCCTACGCCACGAATACGGTCACTATATTGACGAACTAATGAAAAGGCGTTTCCAAGCGTCACGGGTAAGAGAAATCGCAGATGTCAAGCGACACGACCCTATGTTTGACGACAACGAAGATAATCCGAGAAGCGCAGAAAGTTCAGAGGACTTGCTTGGGTTTTTAGTGTTCGCAGAAAAGGAAACTCCGAAATGGAGTAGAGGCGCACGCAATGACGCCCGTGACGGCAGTTATCTTTGGGTAGACAGTCATTACGCAACAGATGCCCCTTGGGAAATGTTCGCCGAAGCGTATTCCGCCGTAGTACGACCAGACCAAGACAGTATTACCGAACTAGTCAATGACTTTACTTACGACTACTTTGCCGAACTATTAGGACTAGAAAAAAAGCGTCGCAATAACCGAAAAACAGACCCACGGGCTTACAACTCGCAATATCTAGTACCACCGCAAGACCGTCTGCCTAACGGACTAGCGCTAGAGCGCAAGCCACGACAGAACCAGAACATTCTGCCAACGACGAATGGCGTAGATGTCGGCGACCGACTACACGACCTACCGAACCCTACGAGTATCTACGACGGTCGTGGTCGTGAGCGTCTACTCACCGTAGGCGACCACCGTTTCTATGACCGTGCTACGCCAAGCGTTCACCTCATAGGCGACACAAGATTAGATGGTCGTGCGAAACTCGGCGCTAGTCGTTTCGTCACAGACGATACGCACTCCGATATGACACGGGCGCTATCAGCAGTAACGCTAGGTTTCCCGCTTGACGACTTTAAACTACACGGAAACGAAACACCCAACGATATAGAGATGTTGCGAGGCGTTATCACAGGTAATGTTGCCAACCTACCTAAAGATGACCGTGACCGTGTAGAGCGTGCTATGAATGACGCAGTAAATATTGCCATAGGCATACAGCGTTCAGAGCCAACGACCGAGAACCTTTATCGTGCCGTACCAATGCTCCAAGCACAGTTTGAGCAAGCGTTAGCAGTAGACGACGAGTTTCCATTACCCATAACAGCGTTCACAAGCAAGCCAAATATGGATTATTCAGTGAACCTCACGCTACGGGCGGGCGCACGGGCGCTAGAGACAGATGACGACAACTGGCTAACGCAGGGAACATTCAGGGTCGCCAATGTGGAAGAAAGAGACGGGACTCTGTTCTACGCGCTAGAACACACCGAAACATACGACCCACGACACGACGCTATGCGACCAGTAGCCGACGGAAGCGACGACCCTCGCACTTGGCGTGCCCGTGGGCTTGCTAGTCGTCGTTACACAGATGACGAAGCAACTGCTATGGACAGAGACAGAGGGCGACGCTTAGAGAGTATTGTTCCAGCCGAAAAAGAACCGCTAAAAAACATATTGCGCCGACTGTTCTATCCAAGTACAGAAGCAGACAAAGAGGAAGCACGCTCCATTATTGAGCGCACTCAACTACTCGTACAAGAGCGCATAAATAAGCGTCTCTCTCGTGTTGCCGAAGTTATTTACGGTATCTATGGAGATGAAAAACCGTGGAAAGAGGGCGTAGAGGCGTTTCGCAAGTACGACGCAATGCGTGAGGAGATAGACAGCGTCTTGTCTAAGTTGGCAAAAACCAATAAGGAAGCATACTTGGCAGATTCAGCCAAACAGCCAAGGTTGGTGCCAGACCCTGATAATCCTGGTCGCATGATTCCAGGTCGTGGGTCAAAAATTGCCCCAGAACCACGCATTACAGCAGAAATGATAGATGCGATACTTGACCGCATTGACCGAGGCGAATTAGAACCAAGAGTTTTTGACAGAGAACCTGGCGCTGTAGGTGGCTCGCTCTATGTGGACCTTGCCGAACTATCCAAAGAAGACATTGACGCTCTACGGGTGATGCGTGACGCCATGTATGAGATGCAAGACATGTACCTCAACGAAAAATCAGTCATGCTTGACGGAGAAGAATATACTTTTGCGACACGAGCGAACACAATCGTTCGTGACGGCACTTCGGGGTACGGAATGAGTGGGCGAGCCCTCTATATGAGTGGCGAGATTTTTGACGCACAAGGCAGAAAAGTAACCGAAAGTTGGGGCAGAACGCTTAGGTTTGATACTGGAAGCATTAGCCTACTCAACGACACGCTGTTTATCGCAGAAGCGTATAAGAGCAAAGGCATTGCGGCACTTATCAACAACCATGCGTTCCTATGGGGCAAAGAGCATGGGAACATGTCGGTCACCCTCCATACCGCAAGTTCGGGGCCGTTCGTGTGGGTGCGTTCTGGTTTCCCAGTACGAGAAGGAAGCACACACAACGCAGTCGTTGATGGGCTCTTGCCACGACTAAAGGCACAAGTAAAGAAGTACCAAGACGGACTGCCATCTATCATTGAGAACGACGACGAAGCACTGCGTGTAGCCGCTTGGATACAGATTGCCGAAGACAGACCGCATAAGGCAAGCCTCGTAACGCTCTACAACTCATTTGATATTGACGATAGAGAGCGTGGGAACGATTTAGCAGTGTATCTTGCCGACGCTCTTGACCCTGCAAGCGGAGAACTAGTACTTGACTTGGGTGAAGCGCCTACTGACCACCTGCCATACCAAACGATTATTGACGACCCAACCAACTTCATACGAGCATGGCGCAATAGTAAAGACGGAACTGTTGATACCCCAGTGCAGAGGCAGCGACACGCGCTTGATATTAGGGGCAATACCATTAACGAACCTATTGACGAGAAAACCACATCTCTACTAGCAAACATCGCAAACGAAATTGACAGTTCTCCCGTACAGCGTGACCGTAGTCCTGTTAATCACATTGATAAAGAGTTGCCTTTTCTTCTTGAAGCCACTGGCTACAACTTGCCGCCGCAATTAGCAACAGAAGAAGAATTTGTTGCGCTGATATCACAAAACTCAAATGGTTTTCCAACTCATAGGGTCGGTCATGTCGTTCCAATAGGCACGAAGCCAGAAGAAGCCATGAACGCCGCACGGGCAACGCTTTTTAGCGACACACCGCCATTCGCTGGTAGAGCGGGAATGCAGGTAGACACACGGGCTGAGTCAGGTATTGCGTTTATCTCTGGCGAAGTTACCAAATCATACGACCCAGATAAAATTCCGTCAGTCTTGGTAGCCATTCCTCCTTCCGCACGCTTAGCAAAGAGGAACGAACTTCGTGACGCCCGCATATTCCTGCAGAGCATTGACCTTGAACAATTCAAAAAAGCAATTGGATATAAGCGACCGCTAGACCGAGATGACCTGCGAGTCAGAAACATGAGAATCCGCAGAGAGATACCAGAACTATTTTCTGACGAAACCAGAAATGATATAGCGATGGCTCTGTCGCGCGCGCTAAGCATTAACGACCAAATCGGAGAAGACCCAGAAGCAGATTCCAACCTTAAAAAAGCACGGGATTTAATCCTCAATGCAAACGAAGGAACTCTTGCAGTCCTGCTTGGGTATGACGGGTACGAAGACACATTGGTGGGAAGAATCACGATGCTCAACAGACGGGGCGTCGTAGCGATGGACACGGTCAAGAACCCAGTTGAAGCAGCGAAGTTGGTTGCAACAGTCAAGGACGAAAACGACAGGCCTATGCACAACCAGTTCTTGCGTAATCCATCAGATATGGACTCAAAAACGCCTTGGTACGAACAGGGTATGCCACTTTTTGCGCTTAGAAATACCCCTTATAATCGTGAACGCGAAGCAGAACGAATGCGACGCAACAGTTCGGCTGCGACTCCAGCACCACCACCATGGACTGGTCTTGCTTCACGGCGTCTCGCATCACAGCAAGGTCTTGCGTCACGACGCATAGACGAGGCGACCGAGAAAGAGCGTGCAGACGCAGTCAAAGAAGTGTTGGAACTCATTGGCGAAGACGCATACACGCTAGACCCAGTAGAAATGGAATCGTTTAGGGCAAAGGTCGTAGATAAGTTCGTCAAGCGCCACGAGAAGCGCATGGAGAAACTTGGCAACTTCTTTAGCAAAATGTATGGTGGCAAGACCCCATGGGTGGAGCGCGGAAAAACATTCAGGGACGATTGGAAAAAGGCAAACGCAGGTATGGCGGCGCTCAACAACACGCTAGATGCTGCCGTCAAAGATTACAACGCTAAGTTCAATAAGGCTTACGACATAATCAACTGGGCTAACAATCAAAGCACACGCGACTACGCAGTACCTCATATGACTATTGAAGATATTGAGTCAATGCTTGAAAACGGAATTTACCCAATGAGGGTGCGCGACAACTTGAAATACAGGGAAAACGATGGTTGGGGTTCTGTCCCAGTAAAAGTAGACCTCACACCACAAGACAGGGAAACACTTGAATCCCTCCTTCGTAGCACGAAGTACATCAACGATATGTTCATGGGCGGCACGAATATCCCAGGAAGCGATGTCAAGATTGAGTCAAACCCGCAGAAGTATCGCAACACCTTTGACTTCGTAACGATAAAGCGGGACGATGCTGGCCGTTTCAAGTTCCATATCAACGGGATTCTTGCTGACAAACAAGGGAAAACAATCGGCTACATTGAACGCGAAGCGTCATTTGACTATGGTGATAAGCCACGATTCACTCTCACCTATTTCACAGTCAACGAAGAATACAGGTCGCAAGGGGATTTCGGGCTAATCCCATACCACTCGTTCGTATGGGGTAAGGCAGCAGGATTCCAGTCAGCATACGGAGATGCCGCTATGGACGGTGTTCTTGTTTGGCCGAAACTTGGTTACAACGCAATATTCGGTTCGGCAGACCCACGAACTGGTTTGACGCGCATCAGCGAACACGATGTTCAAGAGACGACATCGTTGTTTAGAAGGTACATAAACGACTTCATCAAGGGCAAGGGTCAAGGTACTGGTCTTATTTACAGCAAAGAAGAAGCAGCGCGACTCACTTGGTGGATGCGCGACCTTGAGGAAACAGGTTTACTAAACCTCACCACCCTACTCAACCTCTTTGATGACGACGCCATACCCCAAGAAGTTACCGAATACGATACTGAACGCGCACGGGCTATTGGCAATAGGAGAAAAATTCTCAACAAGTGGCTTGAGAATATGGCTGGGGACAATAACTGGCAACTTGAAGTAGAGATGCCCCTTGACAGCAAACTCATTCCTGATGACCCACAGTCAATCGTTCGCCGATATGCCAACGCAACACCGCGGGGCCTCGCGTCGGGCCGCACGCCAAACAACGACTCTGACTTCATACAGCCTGGAACTCGCTTGTGGCAGTGGCGCAAACCGCTAGAGACACAAGAACACATGAAGTCATTGCTTCAGGAGTACAAGGCATCTCGCAAGCGCGCGCGCGAACTTGAACAGCAAGCCATTGAAGCAGAAGAAGCAGGTCTTCCATACGAAGCACTTGACAGAAAGTTCTATGAAGCAGATGAGATTGCCAACGACATTGAGGCACGCCTTGATGCAATGGTTCGTACTGCCAACTACTCACTCAAGAAGATGATTCACACGCGCGCGCAGGTAGAAGCGGCACGCAAGGTTCTAGACGAAATGAATGACCTGAATGCTGATACCCCTGAGCAAGCAGCAGAAGCACGCCGCAGACTCCGTCAAGTCATTGATAATGCTGAACAGCAGTTAGATGACGGTCTTGATGACGCTTGGTTGTACTCAAAACTAATTGAAGAAGCAGTCACGGGCGATTGGGACGACCCAGACCAAGACTTCATTGACACGCCAGATGTCTACGATAACGACAACTACAAGGACAGAGTACGAAGCATACTCAGCGACCTACAAGATGAGTTTGGGACATTGCTCTATGGAGATGATGATGATGCAGAGTTCCTTGCAGAAGAAGACCGCTTGTCGTACTCATCTTCACGCCGTCTGGAGGAAGTCCCGCCATCGCAACTGCGCAAGATACAGTCAATGATGCGTCTCGCAACACACAAGAACACACCTGAGAGCGAAGCACGGGTTGCAGAGGCTATGGCTGTCGCTGCGATGCGTCGTTACCGACCAGACCTTGCTAATGATGCTGCGTTTATGCGCTCACTAGGCAAGATGACTGGCGGGCGTGGAGAGAAATCCTTGACACGAGAGTCGCGCACGACTAAAGTAAGTCATGCGTGGGTATCTTACGCAACTAAATCATTCATCAACGAACAGCCGTTAGAAATGAAGGGCGTACATACCAAGCCGATACTTCGCAACCGACTGAAGCGAGAGATACTCAATGGTTCAGAAGGCGGAGCATCAGGAAAGTGGACGACGCGCAAAGCAAAACTCCTTGCCAAGAAGTACCGCGAGGCAGGGGGCGGTTACAAGACTGAACGGGCTTCGCGCAAACAGCGTACGCTTGCAAACTGGAGCCAAGAGCGGTTCGTGTCCAACGGTAAACAACGGGGCCCTGGGGCCCGCTACATTGGCGCACCACTGGGTGAAAGTAGGAAGAAGAAATGAGTCAAAAGATTTATGACTACTACCGTGAGTTGTCCAACTACCCACCCCTGACTAAAAAGAGCATGTCTGACAAGTACATAGCACTACTTGACCAGTACGAATTGGAAGAAGCAAAGAAGAAGTACAAGAAATATATTGAAGAAGCGCGCATCTACTGGCTTCGCTCACATAAAAACCCTGTTACAGCGTTCTTTCTTTACTTCCGCGATAACGAAGATGAAGACGAAAAGGACTACTTCGCCCCTCGCAAGTAACTCTACTTGAGGCGTGTATTACACTTATTGCAGAATTGAGCCCACGGGTAAAATCTACGCATGTTCATCGGGTGCGTGCAACCAATTAGTTCTTCCGCGCGCGCATTGATTACTTCCCTAAAGAATTGAGACATTGGAATACCAAGCGTGTCCGCTGCCTTCTTCCAACGAGCCTTCTCAGCCTTGGTTGTACGAATCAGTACTTGGTCGCTGGCGGGGCCGTCGTCTTCCTTGATAATACTGGAGACTGTTGGTTCAATCGTCTCGGCTACTTTGTCCATCGCCGATTTCAAGTTGTCCATCTCTTCTGGATTCGTTTCCATCTCGCTCATCTTCTATCACCTCTGCGTCAACAATAGTGCCTTCACCTAGCATTTTGGAGACAGTATCGGCTGGTAATACACCAGATGCACCCATGAGAGTAAGGAGTGCGCGTGCTTCCGACTCTGGGTCAAATGCAGAAATGCTCTTTTGCATGCCTTCTTGCCCAGCAAGTGTCGCACGGATAGGTGTTTGACCAACCTGCGTGATGTCCATGTTGACATTCACATTGTTCTGTTCCATACCAAGCAACTTTGAACGCCTATCCATAATAGATAAAACCTGTTGCACGGCTTTCATGTCGGGTTGGAACTGGACCTCAGTCCCGTCATCTTGTGTCTCTTTGCGATGTTGCGTAAGGGGCCAAATAGCGGCTTGCAATCCGTCTAGACGCTCCAACTCCATTCTTAGAACCTCTGGATACGCAAGTGCTGTCTCTCGGTTGAGTTTCTCCAACTGACGGCTTATTGCTGAACCCACGATTCTTGTGGATACATTGAAGCGACGGGAGATTTCGGATACAGAAACGCCTGCTTGACGCATCTTGAAAATGCGCGCATCTCTTTCTGCAAGAAACTCTTTGCTAAGTATCGGCTTATCGCTCATAATGAATGGTTTGCAAACTCCACGACCTCAAAAGGGAATCGTTTCCCTCTCTTTATTCTAGTAGGCCATTGGCGTTCGTCACGAGCACCTCTAAAGTGTCGCACATCGTAGTGATATGGCATTCCAGTCATGTCGGGTTGCAAGGAGACACCGAACTCGGGCCAGCGGGACCACACGGCTGAGCCGAACGGGCGCAGTTCTCGTGAAGTCATAGATGTTCCAAGCGGAGCGTGGTGTTCCAGCCAAAGCGCGCACTTGAATACATCACGAATCGTGTCTAAATACCGTGCAACTTCAATGGCTACTGCTTCAGATGTACGACCGCCTGGGTCAAGGAACGCCTTGTACAAAGGACCCATAATCAAAATGTCGGGTTGAATATTCTCCAAGTGCTCCTCAAGAACAGCCCTATCGTCCAAGCGCAATAGGTCAAGACCTTGTGGTTTGACGAGTAGATGAGACTGATGATTCTTGGTGTGGGACACAGCGGCCGCAGCCCCGTAAATAGAACGAGAAGTTCTACGAATGATTCGTTCAGGGTTTTCCAAGTCAACAGTAAGTGTGGTCACTGGCTTCATCGGCTGGTATGTGAACGGGTGCACACCAGCACCAGAACAAATCGCCACCTGTCGCGCAAGCATTGTTTTACCAACGCCTTCCGCTGCTACAACAATTACTCGCTCCCCACGCTCTAATAATCCTGGGATTACCCAGTCGTATGAATCGTCATCTGATTCATTTACGAATTCGCTCCACGCAACAAGACGACCAGTGTCTATCGGCTTGGTTGATGAAGTCCTCGCAATTAATAATTCCGCTTTGAGAAGTTTCTGTGTATCTGAAATGTCGGAACGCTGTAATAACTCGGTGATTGCTGTAAGCGCACCTGACTCTGGGGTCGGGGCTTCCTCTTCCAGTCGTTCGGGTGATTCTTCAACCACATCACTCGCTTGATAAGCAACCAAATCGTTGATAGACCCACCAGCACCAAGATGGTCCGTAATGTCTTTACCACGGGTGCAAGTCCATACTTGAACATCGCAACCAGCCTCCTTTAGTTCTTCGTAAACTGACTCTGCGTGCTTTGTTCCTGCTGCGTCTTTGTCGGCGACAATGTCCACCGTCGCTCCAGCGAGAACTTCTGTATGTATTGGCAACCATGTACCCGCCCCATTGGGCATAGTCGTAGCACATATACCCATTTTGATGAGAGTGTCTGCATCTTTTTCTCCCTCTACTACCCAAATCGGTTCGCCGTTGGCTACTGCTTTGACAACCATTGGCAAGTTGTACAGTACCCGAGGGGTGTCACCTAGTTTGTATGACCAACCACTTCCATCTCGTTTGCGTTGACGAAATGTCTTTTCGCCTCGCTCATTAATGTACCTGAGTTTCTCAAACAGGAGAGTCCCGTTCGCATCAAGATACCTGTATGTGGCAACTAGTTTCAGTTCCTCTTTCTTTTTAGGTGGATAGAGGTCTGCCATAGAGATACCCATACTCTCACATGCCTTTGCTGTGTCGCAACGACCTGCGTGGCAGTACATAACGACTTTTCCACTCTCTCCCTCTGATACAGAGAATGATGGGTTCTCGTCGTCGTTCCTGCACGGGCACTTCGCTTGGAAACCGTCACCGACACGGACTACTCCCTGCAAGCGGGATAGGACATTGTCCAGTTGGGGGGAAATTTGGTTCACGAAGCCATCTCTATGTACTTACGAACTGCCTCTGATTTGAGGAATCGCTTTGCATAGGACTCACGAAGAATCATTGATGTTTGTGAATTCCTGCGACCAATGCCGTTGATGAATACTTTGCCCTCACGCAAGCACTCAATGTTGTGTCGTGCACGCAAGTAAACCCGCTCTGCTTCTGAAGCACCACCCCAAATACCAAATGGTTCTGCGTGCAATGCGTACTCAAGACACTTTAGTTGGATTGGGCATGAATTGCAAATGCTGATGGCTTGAGCGATGCGTTCGTATTCGGCCGCGCGCTGAGCCCCGTTCATATCTGGAAGATTACGAGGAAACCAGAGGCTTCCATCATGTTCTTTGCAAGAGGCGTTTGAGAAATCAGGATAGTTGATATCTACATTTCTCGCTTGATACGCAATCCTCGTCTTGTGGTAATCGCCCTTTAGTGTCTCGCCTTTTTCGTCTTTGAGGTAGCGACGAATCCGTTCTTTGCCACATCCCATCAATGTCGCAATAACTTCAATCTGCGTTTTTTCCGCACGATACTTGTCAATCAATTGCTTCTCTTCATCCGAGAAGACTTTCCGCCGCGACAGTCCCGCTGGCAAATCTGTATCAGGCATAAGTCCCCCTTGTGGTCGCAATTAGTTGTCGGCTATCCTACGCACTTCTGCACCCGATAACCAAATGACTGCTCCACTTATTTGTAACTTTCCTGTGACATCTACAGCCGTGACATCAACCTGTTCAAGTGGGACACGAAACTCATGTGAGAGTTTTGCTCGCACTCTGTCAATCTCTGTTTCCGACTTCAGCAACTGCGAGTCGTAGTCGTCGGGCATCGGGGCTGGGTTCGCCAGGGCCCTAATTTCTATTTCTTTTGCACTTGTTCTCAAACACCAAGCACAAGCAATCTTTGGAACTGTTGCTTTGCGATTTCTTGTTTCAGTATGACCACACTCAAGTATGTGTTCGTACATAACTTTTCCCCATGTGCCGACTTTACGGATTTCTTTTATCCTGCGGCGAGGGGCTTTGCGATGTTCGGTTGTCATAGTTCTCAATAACGGATACTATTACACATATAAATAAAAAAACCCCCTGTCTTGCTATCCCGTAGCAAATTAACAGGGGGATTTTTAATTACTGATTAAATCAGAATGGTTCGTCTACTTCGTTGCCCGTTGCCACTGCAGGACGGGTTCGTGGTGAAGCCGAGTTCTGTGGGCGTGGTGCACTCTTTTGCCCACCAGCCTGAGCCTGACGACGAGTAACCCCCTCAATTGAGCGAGTTGCAATACCAATTTCGTCTGCAATCAAATCAACTGCTGATTTCTTTTCGCCGTCTTTTTCGTATGTGCGCTGCTCCAGACGCCCCGTCACTACGACTCCAATTCCCTTTTCAAGAACCTTTGCCGAGTTTTCTGCGAGGTAACGCCATGCAGTCACATTGAAGAAGGAAACTTTCTCCTGCTTTTCACCAGACTGGTCGGTGTAGTTGTAGTTCACTGCAACTGAAAATGCCAAACGGGCAACTCCAGAGGCTGTGAAAGTGAGTTCGGGGTCTTGTGTGACATTACCCGAAATGGTCAGGTTTGCTGTTGACATATCGTCTCCTTAGTTATGCGTGAACCCTCAGCCTAGCAGCGGGACCCCCGCGTCGCAACTACTGTTGGGAGAAAGGAACAGCACTCAACTGATTATCACGAGGACTAAGTCTCGCCATAAATGTTCCGTCTGTTCCGACTTCAGTTACTCTGATTCCAAGAACAGCAACTACGAAGTCAGCAAACTCTTCTGCGTCTCGTAATTCTTCTGCGGTTGGATTCGCTTCGTCTTCTGCCGTCAGCATGACCATTGAGTCGTGCAATGTTTGTCGTACTTTGAGTTGTGCTTCGTTTGGTGTCATGTGTATACCTTACCCGTTATTGCCCCAAAACCGAACATGGCGCCATGGAGTCCCGCCGTGCGAATGAACTCAAGGTAGCCATGTGGAGTGGGACGATTTCTTCCATTGTTCCGTAACCGCCTGCCATGACGATTACCGTTGGCTTGTCACGCAATGCTTCTGCAACCATTTCCTCACGGGCTTTCACGCATGATGGAGATATTGCTGGGTAGATGTCTACGCCTGCGTTGTAGAAAACGATTTCGGTATCCGAGGCAATGTGTTCCAATGCCTTTTCTACTGCGTCCAAGTACTGCCTGTCCTTTTCGGCTTGTGGTGCTTTGCCGTGTGAAGAGGTGACAATATCCAAGTAGTCATTCTTGCTTGTCGGTCTGTAGGTGTCAAACGGAGATGTAGACACATCTACTTGATTTATCAAGTTCCTACGGAAGCCACGCTCTTGCAAGATGTACTTGTATGTTCCACCGCCACAATGAGCGTCCAAGTCAAGAACTGTAACTTTGCGCTTGAACTCTTGACTAGCAAAGATTGCGCCGATAGCCAATGAATTAACAGTGCAATAACCTTCGCCCATTCCAGGCCCCGCGTGATGCATTCCGCAAGACAATGACACGGATACCCCACCTTCGGAGACGACATCTACCACTGCCTGCATAATGCCCGCAGTTGAGTTGATTACCATTGGCATAAATCCCTCGTCCCAAGGGAATCCGTTTGATGAAGCCAAGTATGACGGCGTGCCAGTCATGAGCGCATTGTAGTAATCGGGTGTGATGTTGTTCTTTACCCATACATGCGCCATAGGCGTCATTGACTTTGGGTCTTGTAAGTCGTAAGGAGAAATGAGGTTTGCACGAATTGCGTCAGCAATGAACCGAGACTTCTGAAATGTCTCAAAGTCCACTTCTGTTCCGTTGTACTTATCGTTATGGTAGATATTCATGGGTCTACCTTACCCGTTATAGTGCAAAACCACAACCTAGGGCTAACGGTACAAAGGAGGGGAAAACCGCTAACTCAGGTTGTGGCTTGCTTTACGAGTTTATCAAGCAGTTTGGCGTACGCTGTCAAACTCTGACATGTCCCGCTCCCAATATCCAACCATTTCGGGCGCAGACACCGTGTTATAGCGGTCTGCGATTGCGCATGCTTGGCTCTTGCTTACGGCTGGAATATCCATCTCAAGGAAATCAGATGAGTCCCCAGTTGGCGATTGGATATGAAAACGGACTGCCCACTCTGTGCGGACGCCGTACAGGTCCATTGGTTTGATAATGACGCTTGCTTGCACAATGTCACCCTTGTATCTCGGTTTATCTGTCATGTGTTTATCCTATCCGTTATTAGTTGTAATTGCAAGTACACGAACTCGGTATGCGACACGCTTCCACTTCCCATTGCGTTTCACCCACCTGTATCTAGTGACTACTTTACTGGTTGGCGCAACTGAGGCGATTCTGCCACTTGCACTCACGACAGCAATGGTCGTTGTGGTTGTCGTCGGAGTCGGGGCTACCGCGGCGGCGGACGGCTGAGCAACAACAACAGGAATAGTTGTAGTAGTCGTTGGAATCACAGTCGTAGTAGTAGCGATTGTCGTGGTCGTCTCATTTGTTCTATTGAATGAACCATCACAAGAGATAGCGCAATCACCGTTGGTGACTACTGGGACCGCGGCGGCCCCGATTAGTGACATCACCGTTGCACGGGCTTGAGTTGCGTCAAGTCTGTTTGAGTAAAACCACAATGTGATATTCGGTCTGTAGCCGTTTCCACCACTTCCAACGCCGATTCCCACACCTGCGTAAGTGCAGTTACCGAGCCAGTTTTCTGCTTGGCTGACTGCTCTGCCGAGGGTTGAGTGACCACCGTTTGAGTAGACCTCTAGTCGTTCAAATGCTTGAGTTCCAACTTCTGTGTCAATGATGTAGACACGAACTGGACCAGTCGGGGCTGACTCAGTCGGGGATACGCACACATCTGCTGACGCTGGTGTTGCGAGTGCCAATAGGGCTGGAATGAGTAATAGCGATAGTCGTTTCATTAGCACTCCATCATTACTTGACCGCCGTCAGTACGACGCAATTCGCAGTCTTGGTTCTGCTTCAGAACAATTTCCTGTCCAACCTCAATGTCGCTTCCGTAGAACTCAACATGGTCGTCAACGGCTGACCTGAGGTTTCCACTGCAGTTCACAGTGACGATTCGCCACAGAGTATCGCCTTGGTTTACGACTGTGTTGTCATTTG